GGCTTTAGTGACTGGCGTGGAATGTACGGTTCACCAGGAGCTTAATCCTTTCGGGGTAGACGTTTTTACGTCATTTAAGGGGGACTATATAGTCCCCCTTTCTTTTTATTCATTACTACATTACAATAAATATAAACCGAGGTAATTCGTTGCACCAACTGACTCGGCAGACTTACTCCAAGATGGGGCAACAAATTTAGTTAGGAGACAATAATGGCTAAATCAACTTTTTCAGGACCAGTTAAATCTTTATCTGGTTTTATTTCTGCAGGTAACACTGCGGTAGTTAGCTTAACAGCTAATACAACACTAACTGTAGATGATCATGCAGGTAAACTTTTGTTGTGTAATGATGCAGACGGTGCATTCACTTTACCTTCAATTGTTACTACTGCACCTAGTGACCCTACAGATCCTAATCAACTTAATAACTTAGGAGCTAGTTTTACATTTTTAGTTATAACAGCAGCAACTGGCATGACCATCGTTACAGACGGTACAGATAAGTTTGTTGGTGGATTGTACACAGGTGTAACAGACGCAACAGGTAAAACTTTTATTTCTGGTGCTGCTAATGACATTATTACTTTGAATGGTTCAACTAAAGGTGGATTAGCAGGAAGTATTATTAAAGTACACGCTGCTGCAACTGCTAAGTATGTTGTAGAAGGAATTACTTTAGGTTCAGGAACCCTAGTAACACCATTCTCAGGTTCTTAATTTTAGGAGTTTAATATGGCAGACGCAGTAACTTCAACAACTCTGTCAGATAGTGATAGGTCAGCTGTTATTCAGCTGACCAACACATCCGATGGTTCAGGTGAGGCAGCAGTAAATAAGGTTGATGTAAGTGGTTTAGCAACTAGAACTAGTGATGGTAAAGCATGTACTGGTGTAAGGTTAGCTAAAATCGTTTATTCAACTTTTGGTATGAGTGTTAAACTTTTGTGGGATGCTACTACTAATACTATCTGTTGGGATTTAAACTCAGACTATACAACTGACGAAGATTTTACAGAGTTCGGTGGTATCAGGAACACTTCAGGCAGTGGAAAAACAGGAGATATACTACTAACAACTACAGGTGCCTCAAGTGGGGACTCGTACGTTATAGTAATTACTCTATTTAAAGAGTTTTAAATAAATGGCTTTTTCAGGCACTAAAACTTTTGCCTTAGATATAGCTGAAACTATAGAAGAGGCTTACGAACTAGCAGGACTAGAACAACGTACAGGGTACGATGCTAGAACTGCTAGACGTTCTATGAATATAATGTTTGCAGATTGGGCTAATAGAGGCGTTAATCTGTGGACTATAGAGCAAGAAACTCTAGATTTAACTAAAGGCACAGCCAGTTATAATCTAAACGGATACGATATTGATATATTGTCAGCTGTTGTCAGAGACACAAGTAAAAGCCCAGTTTTAGATATAGAAATAGATAGAATAGGTAGACAAGAATTTTTAAATATTCCTACTAAAACTACTCAAGCAAGACCTACACAGTATTTTGTTGATAGGCAAATTACTCCTGTAGTAAACCTCTGGCCAACACCAGACACTAATAACTATCAATTAATTTCCTATAGAATACAAAGGATTGACGATGTAAGTACATCAGCAGAAAATCCTGAAGTACCTTCAAGATTTATGCCTTGTATGGTTAGTGGGTTAGCCTACTACATAGCTTTAAAAAAGAATCCTCAAAAAGCAGGGCTACTAAAACAACAATACGAACAAGATTTTAAACTAGCAGCAGACGAGGACAGAAATAGGGCATCATTAATGTTGACTCCAGCTAGGAGATTTTATTAATGGCTTATGCTCAAGGTAAGTACGCACGAGCGATATGCGACCGATGTGGTTTTGATATACCTTATCTTGATTTAAGAAAAGAGTGGACTGGCTTTAAAGTTTGTGGCGAATGTTATGAGCCTAAATCCCCTCAATTAGATCCGCCACACAATATCGCAGACCCAGAAGCTTTATATCAACCAAGACCTACTATATCCGCCCCAACAGCAGGGCAAGGTTACGTTATAGTTTCTAATCCTAAAGACAGTAATGGTGTAAGTTCTCCTATCATGTGGGCACAAAATAGTGATACAATAGGTTCTATGTACAATATGTCTGCACTAACAGGTAGTGTGGGTGAATTAACGGTATCAGTATGAGTTTTACATACACAACTTTAAAAACAGCTATACAAGACTACCTAGAAAGCACAGAGTCTAGTTTTGTTACTAACTTACCCACGTTTATCTCAACAACAGAAGAACGTATATTTAAAAATGTACAATTAGACGATTTTAGAAAAAATCAAGTTGGTGACTTAACAGCTTCAGGACCATACCTAGAATGCCCTACTGACTATTTAGCACCTTTTAGTTTAGCTGTAATAGACAGCAGTAGTAATTATAGTTATTTACTATTAAAACAAGTTTCTTTCATTAGGGATTTTACTCCTAATGCGTCCACAACAGGACTACCAAAATATTATGCAGAATTTGACGACAATACTTTTATAGTCGCACCCACCCCAGATTCAGCCTACGAGGTTGAACTGCACTACTACTATAGACCAGCATCACTTACTACCACTTCAGGTAGTGAAACAACATGGCTGTCTAAAAATGCTCCTAATGCCATGTTATATGGTAGTTTAGTTGAAGCATGCACGTATCTCAAAAATTACGAAGCAATACCAGCATACGAATCTAAGTTTCAGGAGGCTTTATTAGGATTAAAAAATCTTGGTGAAGCTAAATCAACTAGAGACCAATACAGGTACGACGAGATACGGAGACAACCACAAGCATGAGAATAAAAGAACTCGAGGGCAAGAATATTGCCATAGTTGCTATGGGCGAGAGTCAACTAGACTTTCACCTTAGTTTAGTACATTCAAAAACCTATGACGAAGTTTGGGGTATTAACTGCATGGGGGCTATTACTAAATGCGATAGAGTATTTATGCTTGATCCAGTTAGTAGGTTTATGGATACTGATGACGCAGGAAGTCAGACAGATGTTATGAGACGTTGGTTGCCTGTAGCTGATACACCTATATACACTTGTGAACTAGATGAGAGGTGCCCTTCTGCAGTTCTTTATCCTTTAGAGGAAGTTGCACAGGATGCAGATTGTGCTTACTTAAACAATACTGTGCCTTTTGCTTTTGCTTTTGCTTTATATAACAAAGTTGGCAGTATAAATTTATTTGGTATAGATTTTAGTTACAGGGGTAATTTACATTTTGCAGAAGCAGGTAAAGCATGTTGTGAGTTCTGGTTATCTAAGTGTATAGAAAGAGGTATGATTGTAAACGTTGCCGCTAGGTCAGGGCTACTAGACACAGATTGCCCTATAGAAAAAAGAGTTTATGGCTACCATAGACTTGAAGATCCAGATATACTAGTAGTTGATGATGAAAAAACTTATAGACAAATTAAACTTTCTGTTTACAATAAACTTTTATACGAAGAACAATTAAAAAATATCACAGAAGTAAGAACTGTGATGGATAGTCCACCAGAAGCTAAAAGGTATTAAAATGATAGACAACACTACGTTAGGGGATATCGGCTCTATTATAGTAGAAACACAGCAAAATAGAGGTCATCCGCCTGAGTTTTGGGCTGAAAAATTGACTGATAGAATATGTGGTATTAGTGATACTGCTGCACCTCATATAAGGCAACAAGCTGAAGCGTATAAACTAGCTATTTACAACGTAATCGTTTATTATATAAAGCAGGCGATCAATAGTGAACGATGCACGATGCGTAATCTATTGAAAGAACAGGGTCACGAAGACCTAGCTAAAATATTAAAGGAACTTTAACATGGCAATTACATCAACACTTACGACTAGTTTTAAGAAAGAGCTATTGGAAGCTAAACATAACTTTTTAGCGTCTGGCGGTAATTCTTTTAAATTAGCTTTGTACACTTCATCAGCTACTATGGGAGCTACCACAACTGCTTTTACGACAACTAATCAAGCGTCTGGTACAAACTATACTTCTGGT